GAAAAGGGCCTTTGTAGCGTTGAACAGGTTTTAAGCCTTGTTCCCGTCAACATCTTCGCGAAGGCGGCTGGCGTGAGCCAAGAAAAGATGTTTGAAATGTTCCCAGAATTCATTTGCGCGAAGGCAAAGGAACGCACCCTTTCAATCAAGTAACCTTTAAAACGGAGCTAAAGCAATGACAAAGAAAATATCAAAAACCCAGATTATAAGGGCCGCGTTTGAAAGCGGGCGTAAGCTTACGGCGCTTGACGCTTGGAAATTGTGCCGTAGCTTGTGCCTTGCCGAGATCGTGCGCGACCTTAAGAAATGCGGGCTGAATATCGTTGCGGAATACAAGACCGATAACGGGTGCCGTTTCGCGGTTTACCATCTTTTGAAAAACAAGAAAAAGGGGGCCTAATATGGCTTATTTGAACAAATGTATGATTATCGGGAACCTTGGCAAAGACCCGACTATTGGCTACAACACCAGCGGGCGCGCCAAATGTAGCCTTTCTGTTGCCGTAACGGAGCGTTACAAGGACAGCAACAACGAACAGAAAGAAATTACAAATTGGTTCAACGTTGTGTTCTGGGGCGGTATGGCCGAAACTATCAAGCGCCTTGACATCAAGAAAGGAACTTGCGTTTTCGTTTCGGGCAAGATGAGCTTTAGAAGCTTCCAAGACCAAGACGGACAGACAAAATACGTTTCGGAATTGGTGGCTGACAACTTGCAGATCTTGACGCCGCGACAGGGCAACGGCGGACAACAGGCGGCGCAAGGAAACGCCTATGATGTGCCGTTTTAAACACTAACGGGCGCCCGCTTGTCGGCGCGGCGCCTTTTTTTTCAACCTTCTATTATTGGAGCAAGGAAAATGGATATTAAGTTGAGAAAGGATTTTTTGGCCGATGTTGAAGCGGCTGTTGTAAGCGCTGAAAGAAAGCACCCGAAAATTTGCGATGACTTTTGCACACTTGAAAAAGACAGCGTAAAAGGAATGTTGGCTGAAACTAGAAGCGTAAACGATCTTTACGAAGATGCGGGAACGTCTGAATTTTATTTGGTTATTCGCGAAGAAGTGCTTGAAGCGCTGGAAGCCTTCATTGATGGCGATTACAAACAATGCCTTAAGGAACTTTCGCAAGTTGCCGCAGTAGCAATTCGCGGTATGGAATTCGTTTACAGGCTGACGCCAGAAGCGAAGGCAAGCGAAAAGTTTAAAGGTGGCAAAAATGACTAGAGTAGAATTTGAAAATTTTTGCAAGTGCTTTTTCGTTCCGTTTTCCGTTGACAGAAAACAGGCTTTCTTTATCGGGGAGCAATACGGGCTGACTAAAGCCGATGTTATGACGATCCGAAAGATTGCTGGCTTTTCTTCGCAGAAGATAAAGCCGAAGCTGACGAAGGCACAGCGCGAAAAGCTGGTAAAGGAATACGGGCGCGGCAAAATATCGCTTTCCAACCTTGCAAAGAAATACGGCGTAAGCCGCGTTGCTTGCTGGTATTGGATCAAGAAAGAAAGGGGCTTGAAAAATGGCTGAACTAACCGAATTTGACAAACAATGCCTTGAAAAGATACCGCCGCAAGAATTAAGAATTATTTGTGACGAAACAATAAAAAGAGTTCAATTTGCTTTTAAAGATAGGCATAATTTTTGTATTGCGTATTGTACGGAATGTTTAAAAAAATACGATTATAAGAGCCTTATTAAAACGCCTTGTATTGCAGACATTTTAACTTTAGATTGCCTTTGTGCAGAACATTTTAGGCAAAAGCTGGAAAGGGAGCTTTGCCAGAAGTATATTGACGAACACAAACCGAAGCTGGATTTACAAGACTTTGCAAGGGTGTAATATGGAAGTGGAGCTTGTTTTAATTCGTACAAGAATGAACGATAAAAAAAGCGGCGTCTTTGGATCGCTTTTGCTGAACGGGCATTTTATTTGCCATACGCTAGAAAACAAAGCAAAGATTATCCCTACGGGACTTTATTTCATTGAAAATTCAAAAAGCCCGAAATTCAAAAGGGAGCTTCCATTGATTTATTCGGCAGAAGTTCCAGCAAAGCGCGGTATTCGCATACATTGCGGAAACGATGCGGCGAAAGATTCGCAAGGCTGTATTCTTGTAGGAATGAAAAGAAGCGAAAGCAAGCTTATAGATTCCAGCAACGCCGAAACGATGGTTACTATGATTTGCCGAAATTGTAAACACTTGATTATAACAGAAACGTGAGAATAACAAAATGATTTTCAACAGGAACAAAAAGAAAGCTTCTACAATCAAGATTGACGAAGCCGAAAACGTAGAAATCAACGCGACTATCAAAGACGCCGCTATTGCGTTCTTTGCGCTGGCTCAATTCCTTATGGATAGCGGGCTTACCGAAGTACAGGTAAGATTGAACCTTGACGCGGCAATAAGGCAATACAAGCGTAACAAGCGGCTGGAAAAGGCGAAGAACTAGAACGGGGTTTTGAAAATGGACGAGAAAAATACAAATTTCGTAGACAACTACGAAAAATACAAATTTCGTAGGCAACTACGAAAAATAGATTGGGATTCTGTTATTAAGAACACTAAACCGAAAAAGGGGGTAATAGCTATGGCCTGTGGTGGCAAGAAAAGCGGCGGCAAGAAACCGCCCAAGAAAAAGTAAGGCGTAGAGCCTAACACCCGTATCGTTTCGGCGGTATGTGGTTAGGCTTTATAAAGGGGCAAGAATGAAACTTGTAATTTATATATTTTCTTCGCTATTCATTTTGGCGTCTTTACTGATGATGGCGGGCGCAGTTCTGTTGGGTATTGTGGAGTTCTTTAAACATTAAAGGCGGTTATTATGTGCGAATATTGCGAAAAGAAAAAATCAATTGTTTTTAACAGGTTTGTTGAAAGCCATTTATTCATAAGCAAAGAGGAAAAAAGGATTTATTGGCGGCTTGACAATATCCCTGAAAATGGGCGTACTTGTGTAAGCTATGCTGATATTGAGTTTTGCCCGATGTGCGGGCGCAAACTAAACAAACAACCGCCAGCGATGGCAAAGGAAAATAAAGATGGATAAATATTATTTGCTGGTAGATATTGACGGCACCCTTTCGGACGCTTCTTTTAGGGCTAAAAAGTATCTTTCAAAGGACAACCCAGATTGGGATAACTTTTACTTGGCTTGCGGTGCTGATATTCCCTTACAAGGCGTTATTTCTATTGTTTCCGTTTTGTCAAAAAGCTACGATATTGTTTTATGTAGCGGGCGCCGCGAAAGTTGCAGAGAAGCAACTGAAGCTTGGCTTAAAAATAATGCGCCCGACCTTAAATATATTGCAATGCTTTTTAGGAAAGATGGCGACTTTAGACACGATACAGAAGTTAAGCCAGAGCTTATGTTGGAATATATGAAAAAGAACAACAAGAAAGAACCATTTGCAATTTTTGAGGATCGTAATAGTATGGTTGAAAAATGGCGAAAATTAGGTTTTCTATGTTTCCAGCCGTACAACGGCGATTTTTAGAAAAAGGCCCGCTTTAAAAGGCGGGCTTTCCTTTTTGAAAAAACTAATTTAAGGGTATAAACCGAAAAGGGGCTTAAAATGGACAGAAACGAACAGAAACAGGCAGAAGCCGTTGAAGAAAAGGACTTTTTGACCGCTATCGTAGACTTTTTTGAAAAGCTGGCCGAAAAGTACGAATTTGACGAGAACGAACAGGCGGAGTTCCGTGAGATCCTGTTTGGTGGCGAGAACGCCCGCAACGCTGGCCCGATGTATGACGCCGAAGCAGTTGAAATGGTAGAAGATACCGAAGAACCCGAAACCGAAGAGGACTAGCAAGATGGCAAGGCCCAAGAAAGCACAAGCCGAAGCGCCGAAGGCCGAAGCAACGCCCGAAGCCGTTGAAGCTGAAAAGGCGCCAGAAGCGCCCGAAACGCCGAAGGATTCCAATGTACCGAGCGAGGAACAAAACGCCCTTGAAACGCGCGTTAAGGCCCTTGAAACGATCGTTGCGAACCTTGGCAAGCGGGTTGCAGAATTGGAACGGGTAACGGCTTACCGCAAGCCCGTAACCAGCGCCGATATTTTAGGCTTGTAATAAATAAATAGCGTTCACGCGGAACGCATTAAAACGCGAGGGGCAAATGGAATATTTGCAAAACATAAATTTTCCGTTTTTTGGGAAATTTTCGGCTTTTAACGGCTGTTTTACTGAATGTTGCCCCCCCTTTCTAAAGGGGGTTTTTTGTGCCTAAAGTCAAAAATCCCGTTGGGAACCCGAATATTGTAGAAGCGGGCAAGAAAACACAGATTACGCCCGAAATCGCAAACGAATACAGGCTGAAAGGGCTTGCAATTCGGCGCCATTTGACAGAACAGAAGAAAGTCTGGGAAACACCCGCCGACCTACCGAAAGAACAGGCCGAATTTTTCGCTATGTTCGGATTTGTAGGGCCGCGCCAGAAGCTCATTGACAATAAATATAAATTCGCGTACAAGGCGCTTAAGAAAGCCTATGACAAAGGCGACCTAAACAACATTATCAAGTTTTTCCAGATGTTAGGCTTGGATTGGGCGGCAGACGCGGCGCAATTTATGGCGGCTTTCAACGCGACTATAAACAAGCCCGAAGAAACCGACAAGAACGAACCTGTTGAATTTGTCTTTACGAGAGTTGGCGCCGATGCGGAAAATACAAATTGACTTTCTACCGCATCAAGACCGCCTTTTTTTCAATAATTCACGAATAAAGGGGCTTTATTGCGGGCGCGGCGCTGGCAAATCGTTCTATATGATTACAAGCGCGGCTTGCGACCTTGTACAAGGCTTGCGCGTCCTGTACTTTTGCCAGACGAACAGCGTAATGGAAGGCCAATTTTTGCCCTTCATCATAGAAACGCTTGAAAATTGGGGCTTTAGCCCGAAAGTCAACGAAAAGAAACATATTATTAGCTTGCCCAACGGCGGGAAGCTGTTTTATTTTTCCTATGAAAACTACAAAAAGAGCCGCGGCGCTACAAAGATCCGCAAGATTTACTTTGACGAAATAGCGCTGGGGCCGAAGCCTTCACTTTTGTTTTCGGCGGTGGCGCCCTGTATGCGAGATTCGGGCGGCATTACCGAATTGATATTTGCCAGCACCCCGAACAAGGGTAGCGAATGGGATAAATGGGTAAAAAGCCTGAAGCCAGAAAAATTCGTTATTACGGGCGTCACGATGGACGATAACCCGAAGGCAAGCGAGGAAGAAAAACAGCTTATCAAAGACCTTATTAGCGGCGATCCTAACTTTTTACGCCAAGAGTTCTACGGGGAAATTCTGGACGATGATTTAGCGTTTTGCGTATTGCACAGCGCCGACTTTCCGCAATTCCAGCAAAGCAGACGCGGCTTTGTTTCCATCGGTTGCGATTGCGCGGGCGAGGGGCGCGACAAGTTTATTTTTTCCGCCATTGACGAAAGCGGCATTTTGGAGCTGGTGGAAACAACGAAGGCCGACACACAGGCGCAATTTTCAATTGTACGCGAATTGGTACACAAATACGATGCGCTGCAGATCGTAATAGACAATACGGGCGGTTTCGGCAAGGGGCTTTTTGACCTTTGCAAGCGGGCTTTCCTTGTCAACGGGCGGGAAGTTGAAGTTATCGGCGTAAACTTTGGCGAGGGCGCCGAAGATAAAAAGAGCTATGCCAACGCCCGCGCGGAAATGTACTTTGAGTTTGCCGAAGGTGTCAAGAACGGCTTTTTTGTTTCCAGCGAAGCGGCCCGCGAAGAATTGACGCATACAACTTACTTTAAGACCAATTCGGGCAAGGTTCAATTGATCGACAAGGAAGAAATAAAGGCCCTTATTGGTCGTTCCCCCGACACGGCGGATTCGCTTTGCTTGGCTTGGTACAAGCGCAAGGAAATAAAGGCCCACGCTGACGCCCGACAGGTTGCGGCGGCGTTCCTAAAGGCTTTCGGGCATTAAAAAACTAATTTATGGGTATGAAGCTAAAAAGTTTTTACTACGAGAATTTCCAGCCGAAGCGCTTGAAGGGCGATTTGGTGGAACTTTGCGCCGATTTGGTAGTAAATCTTTTTACAGATGTTGGCTATTTTGTGGTAATTCTTAAGGCTGGGTTTCGCTGGAACGGCGCTAGCGTTCCTTGGCTTTTGCGCTGGTTTTTGCCGAATTGGAGCAAAAAAGACGATGGTTTTAACGTTTTGAGCGCCTTCCACGATGCCGCCTTTGCCAGCTACGGATTTAACGGGCTTTTGACCTTTGAACAATGCAACGATCTTTACAGGGGCGGATTGCGCGAAATAGGTTTTGGACGCTTCAAGGCTTCCAGCGCCTGTTTTAGCGTTAACACCTTTGCAAAAAACCATTTTGGGCAAGACGAAAACAACATTAGGCATTTGTGCCAATGCGAAAGGATAAGCGGGTAACTATGCAGAAATACACCGAAAAGGAACAGCAAGAAATTATAAAAGAATGTGGCGAATTTTTGCAAGATTCGTCTAACGCTTTCAAAGACGATGTAAAGCGACAGGTAGACCAGCTTGAAATGTTCGGCGGCAATTTCTGGACGGACAGCGTTTGCAAGACTTACCGCAGAACAAACAAGTTGCGCCCCAACTTGCATTTTTCCCATTGGGAAGTGTTACGTAACGCCGCAGTTAGCCCGTTTAGCGCTTCCCCTTGGCATATTGCGCTGGAAAATACCGAAAGCGAGAAAACAGAGATTGACAAGGGCGAAGAAAACGCCGCTACAACCAACGAAGAAACACAAAAGGAAATTGACAGCTACGAAGCGGATACAGATTGCAAGACAGCCTACATTGAAGGTGTCGGGCGCGGCTTCATTTGTGGCGCTGGCTACTACCTTTTGGGCGTTGAAACGGACGAATTGACGGGCCAGAACAAGATTTGCGGCGAATTCGTGACGCGCCAAAATTCCGTTGCCTTTGACCCAAACGCAACCTCCGTTGACGGGAGCGATGCGGAACAGGGCGCAATTGTAAACTATATTTCGTTGACGAAGGCCAAGCGCCTTTATGGTAACGGCGTTGTGCCGCTGGACTATCCGAGCGTACAGCCTACGCTTACTTTCGTTGATATTGGGCAATGGCCAAACATTGTAAACAAGATCCAAATTGTAACTTATTACCGCAAAAAAATTATTGAAGTCAAGGTTGACGAAACCAAGACCGAAAAACGCACAATTGTAGAATGGTTCAAGATTTGCGGAAACGCAATTGTTGATTCGGGCGAATTGCCGATTAGGTATATTCCCATTGTGCGCTTTGCTGGTTTCGCCACGTTCCGAAATGGCGAAGTTATCTATACGGGCATTATTGACAAGACATTTAGTTTGCAGTTGGGCATTAACATTGCCTATTCTACGATGGTGGAGCGCGCGGGCCGAAGCGTTAAGGCCAACTACATTACAAACGTTGATTCCGTTAACGGGCTTGATGCGTATTACAAGAAGCTAAACGAAGATGATAGCTTGTTAGTTATGTACAAGGGCGACAAACCGCCTATTCCCGTACAGGAAAGTTTCGTAACAAGCGACCTTTCCGAAATGATCGCGAACACCCGCAATTTGCTTTCCGATGTTGTCGGCATACCGCTAACGGGCATTAACGGCATTAACGAAAGCAACAAGACCGCTACCGAAGTATTGCAACAGCAAGCCAACGCGGAAAGCAATGTTGCGAACATCTACAATAACGCATACAAGGCAACGCGCACTATTGGCCGTATCGTAATACAGCTCATTACGGGCGGCGTTGACCTTAAATTTACGCTTGAAAACGGCCCCGCCATTATTAGCCAGAATATGAAGAAACGGCAAGAATTGGCGATGGTTGCAAACCTGTTGCCCGACAACCTAAAGCCGCTTTTGGCGCTTTACTACGTTGACACGATCAAGAGCGAACAAAGCAAGGAAATAAAGGCCGATATTATAGCCAACTTGCCGACCGACTTGAAGCTAGTTGGCGACCAGCCGACCGACCCCGCCGCTATCCACGAATTGCGCCGTATGCAGGTTGTTTGCGATGGCTTGGCCGAACAGCTTGAAACCATCAAGGCCGAAAACGAAGAACTTAAGAAGCAATACGAAAGCGCCGAAATGAGCCTGTTAAATACCCGCGAACAGCGGGCGGACGATATGGAACGCTTTAGAATTTCGGAAACTAACAAAATGAACCTTGAAACGGCAAAGCTTGAAAGCCAGAACGCGAAGGCGGCGGCTGAACTTGCCATAAAGAACAAGGCCGTAAACGCCGATATGCAGAGGGCCGCGACAGAAGCGGAACAGGCGGCGGTTGATACGGCGGAAAAGATAGCGGGGGGCGAAAATGCAGTTTGATAGCCAAGTTGGGCCGCAATTGACCCTAAACGCCCTGTTCAAGAACAGCGGGCGGGCCTTCAAGAACGCGGCGTTTATGCAGACGCCAGCGGAACACGAAAGGGCCATAAGGAAGTTTACAAAAGAGCGCGAAAGGCAATTTATACGGGCTGGAATGACGCCCGCGCAAGTTGCCAACGCGAAGAAACGCGCCGAAGAATGGGCAAAGAACTATGACGAGCCGAAGAAAATAGAAAAGTATTGGAAAGGCGACCAAGAGCCGCGCCGACCTATCCAAATTTCTAGTTCTTTCATTGGCGGCGTTAGGATCGTTCCCAGCCTTGGCCTTGCCCGACTGAATTTAAACGGGCGTTCCTATTCGTATTCGTTGACGCCCGAAATGGTGGGCAAGATGATTACAAGCAACAGCCTTGGCAAGTTCTACAACGGGCGTATCAAGGCACAAACGGGGCTAATGACCAAAAACAAAGCCTTGGGCTGGTAAATATACCTAAAGACCAAATAAACCAACAGAAACCGCCCTAGAAAGGCGGTTTTCCTTTTTGTGGTATGGTTGGAAGGGTAAGGGCAGAAACGGCCCCAGAACGCGCGTATTGTCGGGTACAATTTTGACGGAAAAAACGAATTGAGCAATAGGTAAGCAATTGCTTTTCAATTGGTTTGTAATTGCTATGTGATTTTTTCACTTTCGGAAAGAAATTTTATAAAAAATCGTGAATGAAAGCGAAAAATTAAACAAAATGTTGAGTTTTTGAGCGAAAAACGCAGTTTTTCGTAATTAAGCAATTGCTTTGCTATTGCTTTGCAATAGGTAAGCTATTCTGTCTTATTGTCTATATTACTATTTTACTATCTATTTCTTTATTTTCTTTTGGTTCTTTTCTTTTTTTCTTTGCCAGTTCCGAAAAAAACTTTTTTATTGGAATTGTAGCCAAAAAACTAATTTATGGTTAAAGGTGGAATTAACCGCCTTTCGTTCACGCGGAACGTACAAAACGCGTCTTGGAGCGTAAAGCTTATGGCAATGACTACCGAAGAAGTAAACGAATACCTTGCACAGCAGAAAGCGGCACAGGAAAACGGAACTGAAACGGAAACCAATAACCCGCAAGGGAAAGAACCCGAACCAAAGACGGAAACGGCGGCTTCGCAAACCGCAACGGCTGACGATGGCGAAGGCGAAGGCCCCGACAACCCACCCAGCGGCGCTGACGCTGGCGGCGAAGACGGAAGCGAAACCAAAGGCGGAACGCCCGAAGGTTCCGAACACTTGGCGGCTGGATCGGAAGGCGAACCCGATACAGAGAAAGACAAAAAGCCTACGGCGGAAGAACGTTGGGCAAAATCTTTCCGAAAAGAAAAAGACAAGCGGAAACGGCAAAACCAGCAATACCAAGCCGAGATTGAACGGCTAAAGCGTGAAAACGCCGAATTGAAGGGCAAGTTGGGCAATGGCGATTTCAAGGCTGACAAAGACAGCGTTTCGGCCCTTGTTAAGATGCAGACTAACGAAAACGAAATTTCGCGTTTGCAGACGGAACAGGTTAACAACCAGATGGCCGATGATATGGCGGAAAATGAACGCCGCGTAAATCTTTGTTTCCCAGACGAGAAAGACCGCCAAATTTACGCGCAGTTGCTCCAAAATTCGGGTTCGGCTTTCGTTGAGAAATTGGACGCCGCAGATCCCGAAGGGGTTATTTTGGGGTGTCTAGACGATTGCGAAATTTCGCCTATCGTATTGCGGGTTCTTATGACGCGCCCCGCCTTCTTGAATGACATTTTGTCCAAGAAAACGAGGCACGGAAAGGAAGTTGCTTTTGACCAGCTTGTCAACCAATGCAAGGTAGCGGACAAGATTATCCGAGCCAAGCAGAAGGAAAAAACGGCGCAAGCAAAGGACACCCTGAAGGCGGGCGCAAGGGCTGGTTTGCAGAACATCAAGCCGACAGGCCGACAAGCCAACAAAGGCGAAGGCGGCGGCGGGAACGTTGTAAAGAACGAAGCCTATTGGAACCAATTTTTGGGCGAACACCCGCGCGGGCGTTAAGTCTAAAAACCATTTTCAATAGGGGTTATCTATGCCTAATACAATCAAGACTAACAGCCTTACCGAGCTTATCGCGGTAAGGTTTGCCGAAGCCGCTAGCTACCTTGTCAACGGCTCCAAGAAATACTTTGCTGGCCAGCTTGAAGGCAAGCGCAACGGCCAGACCTACAAATTCGTTGTCCGAGATACGGGCGAAGCTGTCAACAGCCTTGCTATCGGCGGCGGCGACAAGGTTAGCGTTGTGGAACGTGAAGTTTCGCTAACGCTTGACCCTTGGCATATTGGCGTTAAGACCAACGCGATTGAAAGCGTTACGGATCTTAATTGGGATAAGGAAATTGCCCAGCCGAACAGCCAGAAGCTTGTTAACGCCGTTACCCGCAAGGCCGTACAGGGAGACTTGGGCAAATGCGGTACCGCGTTTGTTGGCGAAGGCTTCTTGCCGCTTTCCCGCGCAAGCGCCCACCTTGCCAGCGTGACCAGCGAAAAGCTTTATGGCTTTATTGACCCGAACATTGAAGCGGTGCTTACCAGCAACGGCCAGCAGTTTGTGCCCGTTGGCGCTCCCCCGATGTACAAGACGGGGCTGTTGGGCGAATTCCACGGCGCCGAATACCGCGCACAGCGTTTCTTTGAACAGGTCAATGTTTCCGCCGATTGCGTGACGGGCCTTACGGGTGCAACGGGCGCAAGCTCCAGCGCTTACACCGACAACAGCAACGGAACCGCAACCCTTAAGCTTTCCTTTAGCGCCGCCGCTACGGGCTTCACTATCCCGCGCGGTATCGTGATTTGGGTTGATGGCGTTTACGCTTGCGATTGTGTCGGCGATGTGACGGGCAACTTGCACGCCTTCGTTGTGCTGGCTGACGTTAGCGTTTCCAGCAGCGCTACTACGGCCAGCGTTTCTGTGCGCGCCGTTGATATGACCGCTAAGAGCGGCACCCGCGAAGTTGCGAAGGCTGGCGGCGGCACCATTGCCACCACCGACTTTAACAGCGCCAAAATCGCTATTCCCGCCGCTGGCATTTACTTTGCTGGCATTGTCCGCGCGGAAGGCGCCTTTGAATTTGAAACCTTGGATCGTCTTGACGCCGAAGGCGCCGACTACGAAAAGGGTTCTGTCAACGGAGTTACGATCCACAAGAACAAGCTTGTTGACCTCGCGTCTATGGAGAACACCACCCGCTTTGACATTGTGTCTTTGGCGGGCATTGTTGAGCCGCGCGCTTGCGCCTATGTGCTGATCAAGTAAGAAAGTTTACTTTCTTTGCCTTGGCTCCTTACAAGGAACAGGAAGGCGGTAGCAATGCCGCCTTCTTTTTGTTATATTAAGGATAACGGGAGCCAAGAAAAATGGAATTTAAACGAATATCAAGCAAGCGGCTTACAGAGCTGTTGACAGCGAAAAAGGGCGGGAGTATAACAACCGCCGAAAACGAGGAATTGGGCTTTTATGCCCAGAATTTCGCAAACATAATTTTGAGAACGCCGAAAATGCGGCGTTTTCTTTTTTTATACGATCCAAAAAAGGTTTATGACCTTGAAAACGAGATGCGGGCGCAAATATCCATAACGATTGTTGGCGCCTGTCCTTACAGCTACGAAAAGAGCTTTGCAAAATCGTATTCGTATTGCCTTTATTGCGCGAACAGCGCCGCTTGCGGAGTTATTAGGCGCCATATTAGGCGCTTGAAGATTGAAGGGGTTATAAGGCATATTTCTAGCTTGTGGATAGCCGACCTTTTCCCATATCTTCACAAGGTTAGGAACCTAAACAGAAGCGCCACCAGCGAAAAAACTAATTTATGTTTAGAGGAATTTTAGCTTATGGTAAGCGTAAGGAACATAATTGTAGAAGCGTTGAGCCGCGCAACGCTGGCGAACCGCAAACAGGGCGCACAGCCTTCTTTGGTTGAAGATGCGTATATTAGGTTTTGCGGTATCTTGCGCGAATATTCCGACAACAATTTTATTACCGCCTATCGCGGCGAAGTTGAATTTGACGGATCCGCCGAACAGATTGAAATAAACGGCGCAGATATTCCAGCGGACGGGATAACGGACATCAAGGCGGCATATTACCGCTCGGACAATTCGCCCGACTATTACCCGCTTAATTTCGTTTCGCTTGAAACTTTTTACGATTGTTCGCTTTCCGATTATACCTATTCTTACCAGCCTATAGGCGAAAACAAGTTTAGGCTTTATCTTAAGCCGCGTTTTGCCCAATTGCACAAGCGCGTAAAGCTTATCTACAACATAGAAATTAAACTAGGCATTGACGATGCCGTTAACTTGCCTATCGTTTACACAGAATTGCTGACAAGGGCGCTTGCGCTAAAGATGGCCATTGACAAGCCGAGAGCGACACCAGACAAGCGTAACGAATTGCGCGCCGAATTGGAAACGCTGGAAAACCAGCTTAAGGCCAACAATGCGGACAATAGGATTTTGACCCGCACCCCGCGCGACAGGTTCTTTAATATTGAAACACTAAAAAGCGGTTCTTTCATTTTCGGTAGCTAGGTTATGGCTAAAAAGTTTATAACTAACATTTGCGGCGGCGTAAAGCGTAGCGATATTAGGAAAGTTGGCCTTTCTGACGCTGTAAATATGTACCTTGAAGAAAAAGACCCTACAGAACAGGCTTTTACGCTCATAATGCGTTCTATTGACGGGTGCAGTACATATTGCACCCCGAAGGGCGAACCGCGCGGAATGTTCAAAGTTTCCCGCGCCTACGATGGCGAAGGATCCCCAGAAGTACAAAAGACATACGGCGTATGGGGCGAAAAGCTTTACTTGCTTGAAGAAAACAACGCAATTGAAATTGGAACGCTGGCGACCAAAAGCGGCGTTTGCCATTTTTGCGAAACGGGCGGTTATGGTTCCGCGCACCCGCATTTAATCATTGTTGACGGAATAAATGTTTACGCCCTTAATACGGGCGTTTCCGTTGTCAACCAGCGCCAGCAATTTTTAGATCACGGCACAATTAAGTTGCCGTTGCGAGTAAACACAAACAATGTGTTTATCAAGCCGACCCATTGCGCGTATCTTTACGGGTATCTAGTTGTAAACGATTCTGGAACAGATGCGTTTTACACAAGCTACCAATACCCGTTTGAAGCTTACCCGACAACCGACCCGAAATATTACGATATTTTCCGCGTCAATACGGCGGCGTTCCTTGATTACGGCTTTGTGACCTATTCCGAATGGCAACCAGACAACACCCTTGCTTTGTTTGCCAACGGATCACGACTTTTTACTTTCGGATCGCGTTCTTTCCAAGTATTCCAATACAACAACGATGTAAACAACCCTTTCAACAGCCCCGATACGGCGGCGCAAAACATAGGCATAAAGGCTGTAAATTCGCTTTGTGGCCTTGGTTCTGTTGTTTGCTGGCTTGGCGGTTCCGATGTTGGAAACAATGGCGTATATGTGAACAGGGGCGGCGTTGAATGTGAAAGAATATCTACGATTGAAATTGAAAACATCATTGAAGATATTGGGGTACAGACTGACGCAATAGGCCAGATGTGGCAAGAAAAGCAACATACGTTCTATGCGCTCACTTTCCCCTACGGCAACGTTACTTTGGTCTATGACTTTTTAACGGGCGCTTGGCACAAGCGGGCAACGCTTGGCAAGATGAACGCTTTGGAAAAATGGCGCTACAATTTCGCGACAATGAACGAAAACGGCAAGATTCTTTTTGCCGACATTGACGCTTGCGTTGTTCTGGACAAGAACAAGTTTACAGAACACGATGGCAACTTGATTTTGAAAAAGCGCGTTGGCGGCGTTATCCTTTCCGACTATATGAATTTTGTTTGTGATTATGTGCAGATTTTCACGAACAACGGACAGAACAACGCCATTGCCGAAAACGCAAAAATCACGATCCGTTATTCGTTTGATGGCGCCACGTTCTCAACTATTGAACAGGTGCCAATTGGCCGAATAGGTCAATACGATTACGAAACGATGTTCTGGATAGGCGAATTTGGAAAATTCTTGACGCTTGAAATTAGCTGTTCCGAACCTTGCCCGTTTGCCCTTATGGGTATTCAATTTGGCGGCGATGCAATGGAGTTCTAGGCGATGATTGAAAAGATTACACCTTGGACACCTACAACGGAACTTTCCGAAGCCTTGCGCGGTTCTTACGGAAAAGAAGTAACCGAGAATTACGCTTGGGCTGTTTTCGGGAACGTGCTAATAGTCAAGGCTTTCAAGGATTGCAATTTTACACCGCCTGTAGCTTGCTACAATTTAAACTACCTTGATGGCGGAGAATTTAACGGAACTTTAACGGCGGGCCAAGCCGCAATTGGAATTTTGAAGTAAGGGGGCTGTTATGGATGACTTTTCGGGAATTGGCGAAGCAATAGCGGGCGGAATTGGCGGTATCGCCAATATCGGTTTTGGTATTTATGACCGCCAACAGCAGAGAAAGAAAGACCGCGAAGCAAGAAAGCGCGTCCAACAGGTTACGGAGCAGACCGCAAGCGACTACAACCAAATGGTTAATATGCTTGACAAATGGCGTAAAGACCAGATCAACACGGCAACGCCAGAAATGGTAAGCGAATATTCCCGCTTGCTTTCCAGCTTTGACCCTTCCGAATATACGGCGGATATAGAAAAGTTTGAATTTACGGACGAAAGCGGCAAGCCGCTAACGCGCGAAGATTTCTTGGCGAAGAACCGCGAACAGATCTTGCAGAGCGTGACCGACCGAATACAGCACAGCGCGGCGGGAGCTGGCCTTGGACGCGGAACGGGCGCCGCCTTGGGCATTGCCGAAGGTGTAGCGGCCAAAGACGAAGAATTGCAGAAGATGGCAAACGAACAATACCTTGGGGAACGCCAGCAAGCTTACAGCGAATGGAGCAACTATATTGACAAGATGCAACGCAAGCTGGACGCTGAAAGGGCGGGAACAGAAAGCCGAATTTCTATGCTTGGCGGTGCAATAGGCCAGCAACAGCAACAGGAAAGCGACTATATGGCAGACTTGCTTTCTTTGCTGGAAAACAAGCGCGCGACAATCAACCAAGCGAACCTTGCTTTGGTATAACGGGGGTTTATTATGGCTAGAGTTTACAACAGCACGCGTTTAATGCTTGACCCTAACTTTATCCTTTCGGCGCGAAGGGCCGCAGACGAGCGCGAAGCCGCCGCGCGTGAAAGCCGCCGCGACATTGCAAAGGGCATTAACCAGACTTTGGGCGCCATTGGTGGCGGCATTGACTACGCATTGCGTAATATGGCAAAGAGCGACCGCCGCGACATTATGGCGAACGCACCAGACATTGATGATCCCGAATACAAAGCCGCTGTTGAACGTTTCGTTGAAACGGGAGATTTAAGCGGAATTAACGCTTACCGACAAATCAAGGAAGGCCGCGAGAGAATGGCCCGCGAGGAAGCCGCCCGCGAAAAGGAACTTGGAATTAGGAAGCGCGAAGCCGAAACGATGGCACAGAGAACGGCGCTTGAAGATGCGAAAATCAAGGAAGGATTGGCCGAGAAAGCAAGGCTGGATTTACAGGAAGCCGAAATTGAATACAAAAACGCTATAACGGGCGCCGACAAGGAACGCGCAAAAGTCAACATCAACAGGGCATTGCTTGACCTTAAGAGCGCTGGCAAAGATGTTAGCGGATATGTGTTGCCAGACGAAAAGCCAAGCGGCGATATTGGCGGAGCTGGTACCGAAGGCGCCGCCGATGATGGCAAATCCATTAGGGCGCAAATAAACGATTTCAAAGCAAGGCTTAACGCTGGGTTCAACACGAAGGCGGAACAGGCCGCGTTTATTGAAGAAGTGAAGGCAAAGCGCGAAGGCTTGAAGGGCGCCGAAGTTGACGAATTTGTCAAGCTCATTGACGATGCGCGAAAGGTAAAGCCCGAAGAAAAGAAGGCCGAAGAAAAGAAGGCGGCACAGAAAAAGAAAGCCGACCTTTACGCCGAAAAGAGCAAGAGCGCCGCCGAATTTTTCGTTTGGTTCAATGGCCTTAACGAAAAAGACCAAGCAGATTACGAAGCCGCATTTAAAGAAGTTTACGGGGGCAAATGATGGCCGAACAAGGTTACAAGCAGAAAGTTTTAAAAGAGATTCTTTCTTTGTCTAGTGTTCCGTCCTTGACGGATCGTCAAAAGAAGTTTCTAAAGAATTTCGCTAATGACCTTGCAAAGAAAGACGAAAGCGAAATTAGAAAATCCATCTATGCGACCTTTAGACAGGGCGGATTGCGCGGCGGAGAGATTCGCGGGCTTTTGCCTATCTTGCCCGATTCTAGCGAATTGAGAAAAACGGCCCTTGGAAAGAAGCCCGAATACAAGAAAGGCGGCAAGGAAAAGTTGGCCGAAATGTTCGCTGACGAAGGCGGCGCCAACGTGATAGACCAGCGCACAAAAGAATTCTGGATTAACAACCCGAATTTGGACGATGCGAAAATTGAAGCGGTGGCGAAGGCCAACGGGCTTACCAAACAGGAACTTTACAAGCGCCTTGAAGAAGAAAGCAACAAGGAAACGCGCCGACAGATCGCGAAGGGCGAAGAATACGGCGGCTGGTTTGACAGCCCGAAGGCTTTTGGCTCCAACCTTGCGGGAGCCGTTACGGGGCTTGTTTTCCCGCGTAGCGTTGAAAAGGTGGAAGCTGGCGAAGATGTGAAGCCCGAAGATGTGGGCTTGGACGTTGGCGAAAACTTGATATATACTTTGAACCCCGTTAGCGCTGGCGCTGGCCTTGGCTTGCGGGCGCTTGGAAAGTTTGCGCCGAGAGCCGCCGAAAAGGTGGGTTCCGTTGGTTCAAGGATTGCAAAAACGGGTGTAAGGAACCTTACTATTGGAACGGGCCTTAACGCCTTTGCAAATCCTATCCTGTTTGAAACGGCGGACGCCATTATTTACGATGATGGCCCGCGCGCGAAATTCAATACTACCGATGTGATAGCGGGCGGCGTAACTAACTTGGCAGTTCCTACTTTCTTGCGTTCTAGGCTTATGAGCGCTGGCAAGTTTGGCGGCGTTAAGGGCGGGCGCACAGATACAAAGGCATTGGAAAAGGCTTTTGGGGAAGGGGAGCAAGCCAAGATTCCTACGTTTGGCGAATTTACAAGCGACTTGGAAAAGAAGCTTTCACGCAAGAAAGAACTTGCCATAAAGGCCGAGAACAGGGGCGGCGTTGGCAACGTTGAAGCGCATTTGACGCCAGCGGAGCTAAAGGAATTTCAGAGCGTAAAGCCTATTTACGAAATTGGAACCGAAATAAACGAAGCCGCCGAAGGCATAGCAAAGATCATTGGAAACGAAGGCTTGCCGCTTGACGAAGCCACAAGAAAATATTTTTCTGGATTGCCGAAAGAAAAGCGCTATTCAATACAGCTTGCGAACCGCGAATTGGGCGATGCGGCCCCATTCACGTTTGTAAAAGACGAATTCGCGCCGACAAACAATTTGCTTTACGCTATCAAGAATTCAAGTTGGGCGCCTGTACTTGAAGAAGCCGCCTTTATGACACCCGAACTGCAGAAGGCCGCGCAAAAGAGCGCAACGCGCCAAATGCTGTTGGGCGGTGCCGTAAATTGGGGTGCAAACAAGTATGGCGATACCGAACAGGGCGGCGTTGTAGGGCTTTTCCCCTTCTACGATGTGAAGGAACAGAGAAAGAAGGACAAGGAAGAACAGGAAAAGGCCGAAGAACTTGAAGCGATGCAAGGTTATATTTTCCCGTTTGAGAACGAAGAAAGCGAGGGTTTATAAATGCGTAACTTTGACAATTACGAACAGATAACCGACAACGAAGGCAACTTGCTTGTTGGCAAGCTGGTTTTTTGCCGTAAGGGTACAACTACGCAAGAAACAATCTACGCTTGGGATAGCGAACATAACGAATATGTGGCTATAAATCCCGTTGTCTACATCAACGCCAACGGGCGCCCCGAAAATCAAATTTACCTTGGCGATACCGATTACACAATATATGTATTCAAGTATATAGGCAACGGCGAAATGGATCTTGACGCGGAACCCGAAAATTGGCTGGCGCAATATTCGTTCAATAACCTTTACTTAACCTTTGAAATTGACATAAAGACCGACAGCCCGACCCTTATAGCAAATATGGCGGAGCTTGAAGCGACCGACCCCGCAAACGTTGGCCTTGTCAACGGGAAGGCGCTTGTTTGCCTTGGCGGTTACAATGCGCTTGGCGATTGCCCGCCCGTTTTCTACGTTTGGGATAACGCCAGCACGAAAACGGCAAACGGCGTTGACATTGTGGCCGTTACGGGTATTTCCGTTGGCCGCTGGTTGCTTGTCAATACGTTTACCGAAACGGGCTTTGATGTTCGTCACGCTGGGTGCTTTGCGGCGCCTACAACGGGCGAAACGAACATTAACCAAAGTTACGCTATCCAGCGGGCCGACACTTACGCCGTAAAATACGGGCTTAAGCTGGTGTTCCCAGACCTTTTTGACGATACATATAGCTATTACCTGTTGACAAACCTAATTGTAAATAGCGAAGTTGTCGCGGCTGATGGCGTAAAGCTTATTTCGGACACAAGCGCGAACCTTAAGAACGTTTCCGAAGAAAACCTTAAAAAGAAGGTTCCGTTTGTCTATCACGATGGAACATATACGGGAACTTGGAGCGTTACGGGCGACACGATTAGAACGGGCTATTTTGAGAACGCCGAAACGGGTAGCAACACCAATTGGCCACCGACTATCGTAGCAAACAAAAAGTACATTTACGATGCGTCCTTTAATTGCGATGGCGGTATTGACCCCATAATTGCGGTTAGCAACATTGATATAGAATTTGTCTTGCTTCTGGAAAACGAAATTTACAGCCTTACCAATTGCAAGATTGAGAGTAAAGGAAAAATCAAGCGCCATTGCTATTTTAACAATTGCGAAATCAAGGGTACGTTCTTTGATTCTTCGTTGACCGCAAGGGATATGGCCGACAATTCTTTTACTGGTTGTAGATCGTCTATTGACACTTGGGGAAGCGTTGAAAAATTCGTTGTCTACAAGGCATATAACGGCGACCGCTGGCTAGACCTTAACGGGAAAAATTGCAGTTTGGATTTGTCCAGCTACGGCGGCGGCAACTATTACCCGTTCCCGTTCCTTAAGATTACAAACGCGACATTTTCCAGCGTTACAACTTTCCCCGTTGATAAGCACGGAGTAAAGGGAACGTTCCTAACGCTTGAAAACGTTTCAATGGCTGGTTTGGAACTTTCGACCAATACGGCCATTACTAGCTTTATCTTAAAAAATTGCAATATAAACATCGTCCAAGAAAACAGCGGAACTTTGCCTAATGCCGTATTCAAGGCGCAAGGCTCTACAATTTCGGGCGATGCGTTGCAAGTAAAGACTTTTGAAATTAACAATTGCAATATCAAAAACGCCATTGGCAACAATTCGGCAAGCGCAACGGCAACGGGCATTGTTGAAGATTCCATTATTGACGGGCATTGTATAGACTTTTTCTCTACAAGCACGTTTAACGTGATTTTCAAGAATAACGTATTGCGTAACGGCGGGCAATTGGGCTTTTATGGATCGGGAGCAAACCAAAGCTTTGTTTCTACCATTATCGCCAACAATTCTGTTGAAGATGGCCCGCGCGACTTTATCGTTAACGGCGTTAGTTCTTGGAATGTTTCAAATATCGGTAGCTACGAATACAAGGGCAATACGGGTATTTTGAAGGGCGAAGATAAGATAAAGCTTGTCTTGCGTATTCCGTATTATACTTACGGCGCCACGATTCCAGACGGAACTTTGCGCTATATCCAGCAGAGAAGCACGAACAGCCCTTATTGCGACCTTGTAGGAGTTACGATTGGGGATTTGCTGTTTTCTTTTGGCGAAAATACGCAACACGATATTTTGGCCGAAACGGAGCCTAAATACAATACAACTTTAACAGAGCCTGAATATTTGCGCGAATTTTCCGATTCTGGAACCTTTGTAAACAGCGATACTTACAAAAATGTATGTGGCGCAATATGTACGGCGATCTATGACGCTGGCGTTGTTGATACGAAGGGCGTTTTTGACGGAACGTTTGGCGGTTACGATTGCCTTGTTGTTACTCATAGCGGTATGAGCGATGGCGACTTGTGCGACCTTATCTTGAACGTTGAGAAGATTTACAGGGCGGAAGCTACAGGGGGGCTTGTGAAATGAAGGTCTTTTTAGAGCTTATAGCCAAGTATGGCGGCGCAAGCGGGCTTATTGCCGCGTTTTGCGTTTACATCGCTTGCGCCAACGGCGTAGACAAGGCGAAGGAAAGCACCCAGCAGAACTACAAGTTGTTTGAATACCGCGTTTTGACGCTGGAATCGCAACAGAAGGAAACGGCGGCGCAATTCGGGGAGATACAGAAGGCGCTTTTAAACATCAATGTTTCTATTTCAAGGATTGAAACGCTTTTGGAAAAAGCGCCAAAAAACTAATTTAAGGTTAAAAGGGCTGTTTTATGGCATTGGCATATTTGTTAGATCCGTCTTTTCAAACCTTGAACGAAAACGGGGGCCCGCTTGTCGGCGGGCGTATAGAGGTGTATTACCACAATAGCCATTTGCCGTATATCACTAAAGCAGACTTTAACGGAACGAACAACCCTTTTGAAGTTCCGCTTAATTCAAAGGGAATGGCGGTAATAATTGCCGATTCGTCAAACGCCTACGATATTTATTGCTATGACGCTTTCCACGCCCTATATTGGAGCCGCGAAAACGTTACAACGGCTGGCAACGTTGGCGATGTTAATATTGTTGGCGATGAAATACTAGAATTTACAAAATCCGTTTCGGGCAACGATGTAACCTTTAACGGATCCGTAAGGGATTTTTCTATTGGACGCGACAAGTTCAAGAACGGACACGATTTGATACCCGATTCTAGGTTCTTGAAATTTACCGACTTCGCGGGCGATGTGGTAGTTAGCCTTTGCGACAAATTGCAGAACTTTTTGACTAGCGGGGGGTATGTACCTTGAGCGAAGAAAATATTTTGCTAGGTAGTCAATCGCCAGACGCCGATGTTTTGTTTTACAATAAAGACAAGGCATATTATACGGGCAACTTGCAGTTGCGCGACAGCGGCGTAGATTATGACCTTGAATTTGACGACAACGGAACAATTGTAACAGCCACCTACGAATATGTAAGGTAAGGAAGGCACAAAATGAGAATTAACGCTTTAGGCAATACCGCCACCGACTTTGCAAACGATGACTATATAGTCATTGACGGAACCACAAACGGCTCACGAAAAATGGCTAAAAGCTCACTTTTAAAAGTGACAAAAGAAAACGCAATAAAAGAAACTATTTCTAATTCTTTTGATCCTTCTAGAATTGAAGCGACAAAATATTTAGCTGGAGAAAGCGTTGTATATGAAGATTCTGTATATACATTTTTGGTTGATCATTATGGAGCTTGGGATAGCTCAAAGGTTCAAAAAGTTTTATCTTTAGATACTAAAACTAAAGACCACGCAAAATTAAAAAGTTGTAAATCTAAAGGATTTAATTATACTAAAGTATCGTATAATTTTGGAAATAGAGCTTGGGGAATAAATCAAAAAATAAACGGATTTGTAAAAAGGGTTTCAGCTGTTTTAAATCCTTATTCTTCTATAGATGTTGTTTTTGTATCTAAACTAACAAAAGACTATAAAAAAATTTCAACGCTTGTAAATTCAACTTCAACAATTAAAGAAATTTCTGTTGATGTTGATGCTTACATAAATGGATATATAGGATTGTCGGAAACTAGCGGTTTTTCTGTACTTCCTTTAGTTAAAAGAAATGACGGGTTTTGCAATGGTTTTGCATTTGTTTATAGTACCCTTAATTTTGAAGAAACAAAAAATTGGACTCCAGCAATAAGCATTGATTATTATGACATAGAAGATTATATAGACAAACAAGAAACAACATATACAAATATTATATCTTCTAACGCTTCGCCAAGCTATGCAATAAACCAATCGTTTTCTAGAGCCGTTACGCTTAATAAAAGTTATAAAGGCAAAGTAAAGAATGTTAGTGCATTTGTAAAAGCAAATAGCGAAATTGCAGTAGTAGTTTGCAATGATAACGATTTTACACCTTATATTGTATTGACTAATTCAACAAGTTCTGATTCTTGGATTAGTGCAGATTGTGATATTAAATTAGACGATGGCGATTTTATAGGTATAATGCCTTTTGGTGGAACAACAGATGTTTATTGTCAAAGAAACAATGTTAATGGCGGCGCAAGGTTCTATTTCACTAATACAGGCGTTTTTATAAATGAAAGCGATGTTTGGACAATAGCATTAAGATGTGTAATTGAAAGTAGCGTTAAAATTAGTGAAGAAAACGCAATTGAGATACCGAAAAATATTATTGTTCCTATTTATGGCCAATCATTAAGCGTTGGTGCTGACGCTACCCCGCAATTAAAATCCGCTGGAATAATTAACGGAAATTCAATGAATGGTAAAGTAATTTGTACGTCTTTAAATATGACAACGCTTAATAGGTACGAATTGACTTTAATAAATGAATATGACCAAGAAACACCCGCAACAGGTTGTGTTTTGGGAATTTTTGAAGAATTAAGCAGGCTTACAAATATTCCAAAAAATTCTAAAGTGTGGGAAACAATTAAGGTATTTGCTGTTTCTTGCGGCCAAGGATCTTCTTCGCTTGAGTCTTTGGCAGATCCAGACGGGACGCTTTATTCTGGTCTTATTAATGCCGTTACCAGACTAAATACGTTAATAACTGACATTGGAGAAACAGCATTTATTCCAGCTCTCGTATGGATTCAAGGCGAAACAAATATGCGCTATGGCGTTACTTCGCCTTCTTATTACGCAGATGACTACAAAAATAAATTGTCTAATTTAGTTGCATCTATTAACACTGATTTTAAATCAATAACAGGACAGCTAGAAGATATTAAGTGCGTTTGCTATCAAACTTCATCGCAGGGGTATATTAACGGGCAATATTACCAGCTAGATTGGAATTTTGTAAATATTCCTAAATTGTCAAAAGTTCCAATGGAGCAAATGCTTGCTGTAAGAGATTTAAGCAATTTTGTTGCAAGTGCTCCAGCATATACCATTGAACATAACGAAGATGTTGTTGGAAAAGCAAATATTCATTTAACAAATGTTGGATCTAGGCATTTGGGGTATTTTTGCGGTAGCTCTATAGCTAATATCATATATGGTAAAAATCAAAAATGCGGAATTTTGCCAATATCTTACAATGTTGTTGGTAATGACATTACAATTAAATTTTTAGTTGAAAATGGAACATTGACAACAGATTCTTCTTTTGTAAAACGAATTTCCAATTATGGATTTTCTGTTATGACAAGTGGGAATATCGATATAATTACAAGTGTTGATATTTTTGAAGATTCTGTTGAAATTAAGTGCAGTCAAAGCCCTGTTGGCGCATTGTTAAGTTATGGTTGTATTGGAACAGATAACTACGATGGAAAAACAAAGGGCGCTAGAGGAAACTTGTGTTCAACATATTACAATTTTGTAGAAATTGAAAACAAAAAAATTGTCCAAAAAGAATTCTGTTATTCTTTCTATTGCGTTTTAGCGGCTGGGCAAAACAATATAGAATAACCAATAGTTTAGCAATAGCTTAACGATAGCGAAGCAATCTTGACTTATTGTCTATATGACTATTTGTCTATATTGCTTTGCTTTTTCTTTTGGTTCTTTTCTTTTGTAACTTTTTATTTACTTGCTTTGCCTTCCAAAAAGGCTATATTTTAGGTGCTGGACATTACATCTTGTTTATTCTTCCTTTTGTAGTTTACGGGGGCGGGCGGCGTTGAGATAGTCCAGCATTTCGGCGCCGCCCTTCCCTTTTCAAAAAACAAGGCTGGACAATGTTTTTTCACTTTGATTTCTACCCCGCCGACCTTATGGCGGTTATAGCTGGACGCACAGCGGAGGACGCTGGCGAGATTGTCCAGCAATGGCTTATTGGCCTAATATCCAATTCAACAGATGGCGTAAAGGATCGCAAGGCGCGCGAAAGCGTGGAAAAAATGCTTGACAATTGCCGCCGCCGTTCCGATATATACAGGGCCAACGGGTTGAAGCGCAATAAAGGCCCCGTAAAGCCCGAAAATCCCGAACCCAAGGAAACACCCGAACCGCAGAAGAAAGCGGCCCCGAAGCCGCCCAAATCGCCGCTATTCGGCTTTGCGCTGGTAAACGTTACCGAAAAGGAAAAGGCCGACTTGGAAAAGCGTTTTGGCGCCAAGCTACAGCGTATGGCCGATATATTGCAGAACTACAAGGAAAGCACAGGCAAGAAATACAAGAGCGATGCGGCGGCGTTGCGCGGCTGGGTTGCCGACAAGGTGGCCGAACAGGAACGCCGACAGGGTGCAAAGGGTTTCAAGGAACAGGAACGCGCGCGCGATGCACAGAACGCCGCCGAAATGCTGACAGACGAACAGAAACGTTATTACGGGCTGGACAATTAAGATGGAACAGGAACAGGTAACGAAGATGGCGGCGCAGATCCGCCGCGAAGTAATCTATTATTTGCTCAAAAACGAATTCTTGGCGAACCGCCAGAGCATACCCGAAAAGGAAACATTGGCGTATGAAATTGAGCGCATAAGCGCCATACCTTGCCAGACGAAGCTGTTGAAGCGGCTTTTTGAAGAAGCGAGGGAATACCGAGAAGAACGCGGCTTTTACCCAAGCGCAGTAACGATTGCGGATTTGGAAGCGGCTTGGAAGTACAAGCCCGTTGGCTACGTTTGCAACCAAAATGTAAAATTCGGTTTCCTTCCTTGGAAAAAGGACAAGGAATTGCGGGCGCTTCCATCCGTTAAAGCGTTGCTTGAAGGCTACAGGGTTCTTTTGAGGAAAGGCGAGAAAATACCATTGCCAGCGCCCGAAGGCGAAAGCGAAGCGAAGAAGATAGCGGGAATTGTGGCGAACCATCTAACGCAAGGGGCTAAAAATGCTTGAAAATACGGACACTATTAGCTTTTTGCCGAATATAGACGATCTTGAATACGAAGGGCGCCTTGTCGCTACGGATTGGGCGCCAGCTAACCTTGACGAAAACGGAATGTTTCGCGGTGCTGTAAGACACTACGAAGCGGGTAGCTATCTAAAAACGTACCTTGAAATGAAGATTTGCAGATACGGGCTTTTTGTCCGCTATCAATTTTCTTACGGCCATAAGACCTACGGAACGGCGCGCCCGTTTGCGGTTGATTGTAGCGGTTCTTGTCACAGGGGCAACGCGCCCGAATTTATCGCGGACGGGATTAGAAACGAACTTTGGTACAGGCTTGTAGACGATGGCAACTTGGACAACGAAGGCCGCAAGGCGATAATAAAGCTTTATGACAGCAAGATAAAGGAACAGGTAACAAGGGATTTGCGAGGGCCGGACAATGGGAAAATTTGAAGATGATTTGAAGCGCGTTAGGCTTGAAGAAAAGGCAAAGCCCTTTGATTGGTTTAGCTTTCTTGAAAATGACGCAAACAAAGCTATAAGAAAGTTTATACAGGCAAACAAACGAAAAATCGTTATCAATTGGAACGCGAGAACCTACAGGGAATTTAGGCGCATTTTTGATTTTGTCAATGAGCTTGTAACAATTCCAGATCCGCAAACAACTTTCTATTGCGTTGCGCCGAAGTTCAAAGTAAAGGAATTTAAGGTATATAAGCGGCGTTTCGGTTTCGGCCATTGCAAGTTCTATATAAATCTTGAATGGCCTTTCGTGATTTACTACAGGCGCGTTGTAGATGTGCTGGCGGACAACGAAATAAAGTCAAGCGAATTTGCGAAGATGGAAGGCGCCAAGCATAACGAAATATACTGCAAGGAATATCCTTTTGAAAAGGAATTTTCTTTTGAGTTTGCCCAATGCGGAAAGAACGCCAAATGGATATTTAACGAAATCTATTTAAGGTTTTTGAACGCGAGATTTTACGCGATTAGCCAGCAGATGAATAACCCGCCGAAAAGTGTAGAAGAATTTACAGAGCAGAATTAGCGAATTTGAGCGAAAAACAGCAATTTCAAGAAAAATTATTGTATATTATGAATAACGGCGGCGATGTTGCCGCGTAATGCCCCGAAGGGCAAAGGCTGGACAATGCAGATTAACGGAAAAGTACATTGCTTCTTTGAGCAAAGCGGCACTTTCAAGAACGAATTTATCAAGTTGGGCATCCCTGCCGAAGATTACGACATACAAAATAATTTCGGGCAGACCGACCACGTTGTAGACCTTTTTGAAAACATACAAAATGCTTACGAGGGGGGGGCAAGCGTGTTTGACAACATAACAAAAGAAGATTTGATTGTTGCGTTTTTCCCTTGTATTTATTTTTGTTGTATGTCGCAAATGGCTTTTACGCTTGGTTATACGAATTATAGAAAAATGACTGATGCGGAAAAAATACAAGCAATAATTAAACGTGAAGAAAATCGTACTATCTTTTATAAGATTATGTTAAAGCTTATTGGAGTTTGCTATAAAAGAGGGTTAAGGCTTGTAATTGAAAACCCTTGGAGCGAACAAACTTATTTAAAAGCAAATGCGCCAAAAGCGCCTGATATTGTAGATATTGACAGAACCAGGCGCGGAGATTGTATGGTAAAACCAACCGCATATTGGTTTTATAATTGCTCACCAACAAACGGCTTTACCAACCAACAATACAGGGGGAAGCCGAAAACAATTTTAGACACAAAGGGAAGTTCTGTTGCTGGTGTATGTTCCGAAGATCGTAGTATGATTTTGCCCGATTACGCTAGAAATTGGATTTGTGATTTTGTTTTAGGGAAAAAACAAAATATTGGTCAACTTTCACTTTTTTAGCGAATTTGAGCGAAAAACGGCAATTTCAAGAAAAATTAAAATTTTTGTTAAAAAGTATTGCTTTTAACAAAAAATTATTGTATATTATGATTGTCGGGCAATGGGGCTTGACATAACAAAGGCTGGACGCTATGAAAAAACAAAACAAAACCTATCTTTCTTTGGCAGAACAGGGCATTTCCAAAGCTTGGGATAAAATAGTTATCTTCAATGAAAGAAGAATTGAAAAAATGCAAATGGTGGTTTACTACCAAAACAAGCCGTTCTACTATTGGCCAGTAAAAGACGCTTTTGATGTTGACGACTTGAGATTCAGGCTTGAAGTTATGATTGATCTTTACAATAGGTCAACGTTAAACCTGCGCAAGATAAAAAAGGCTATTACCCGCTATTTTGTTTCGGGTGACGCTGGCGAAAGGGTAATTACCTACAGGCGCGGCGGCGTTTTCTTCCCTTCTACGGGGGTGTAATATGAAATACAAATTTACAGAAGAAACAAAAGTTTATTTTGGCCGAACTTTTCATAGAATTGTATGCGTTACGGCTTTCGCAAACGTGGCCGCTGGAGAACTTGGCGGCTGGATTGAAAAAGAACAAAATTTAGATCAATGCGGCAATGCGTGGGTCTACGGCAATGCGGAGGTCTGCGGCAATGCGAAGGTCTACGGCGATGCGAAGGTCTACGGCAATGCGGAGGTCTACGGCGATGCGAAGGTCTACGGCGATGCGAAGGTCTGCGGCGATGCGGAGGTCTGCGGCAATGCGGAGGTCTACGGCGATGCGAAGGTCTGCGGCAATGCGGAGGTCTGCGGCAATGCGAAGGTCTACGGCGATGCGGAGGTCTGCGGCAATGCGAAGGTCTACGGCAATGCGAAGGTCTACGGCGATGCGGAGGTCTGCGGCAATGCGTGGGTCTACGGCAATGCGAAGGTCTACGGCGATGCGGAGGTCTACGGCAATGCGTGGGTCTACGGCAATGCGAAGGTCTGCGGCAATGCGGAGGTCTGCGGCGATGCGGAGGTCTACGGCGATGCGGAGGTCTGCGGCGATGCGGAGGTCTACGGCAATGCGAAGGTCTGCGGCAATGCGAAGGTCTACGGCGATGCGGAGGTCTGCGGCAATGCGAAGGTCTACGGCAATGCGAAGGTCTACGGCGATGCGGAGGTCTGCGGCAATGCGGAGGTCTACTGCAATGCGAAGGTCTGCGGCAATGCGAAGGTCTACGGCGATGCGGAGGTCTGCGGCAATGCGAAGGTCTACGGCAATGCGAAGGTCTACGGCGATGCGGAGGTCTGCGGCAATGCGGAGGTCTACGGCAATGCGAAGGTCTACGGCGATGCGGATTATATCGTATTGAAAAATAATTGGAGTTCTGGCCGATATTTTACCTATACGCTATCTAACAAGATGTGGAAAGTTGGTTGCTTCTTCGGAACAGGCGAAGAATTGATAAAAAAAGCGTATGCAGATAGCGAAATTTCGGGCAGATGTTACGAAGCTTCCGTCAAGTATGTTGAAGAACTGATTAGAATAAAGGAAGGTTTAAAATGCATAACGGAATAAACGTTTTCGCTGGCTTGGCTTGTGTTTTCCTGTACGGCGCTTTGCTTTGGCTTTGCGCCTTGATTGAGGGGTAAAATATGGAACTAAAAGTATATCATTGCAACGAATGGCACAACGAACATACAGAATTTTACCTAAAGAACGAAGCAGACAAGTTGATTGAAAGAAAAGACAAGGCTTTTGAATATGCACAAGCCGTTATTTTGGTTGATATTGGAATTATCAAGAAGCAGAAAAGAAAGCGTTGCTTGGCTATGGCTGAATGGTGCGAATCTACGGCGCTGTGGTGTTATCAAGCGGCTAACACACTACCCATAGGTTTTCACGCAACATTATACGGAAAGCCTGTAATGATAGAGCCAGACCGCTTATTCAAGCGGTTTGTGCTTCTAAAAAATTGGAGCAAGCGTTGGCGTAAACTTGCCGAGAAATTTAAAAAGGGGTAAACTATGGAAAGTACAATTGAAATTAGGCACAATGGCGCCTGTGTCAAGATCACTTGCAAGAATGGCCGTTGCTATTACAACACCAGCGGCCAGCCTTCAAAGGAACTTGTCAAGGTTATTCAATACTTGGAACAGGTACGCGCGCCGATGGCTACCGCTTCCAAAATGGTTATTTCCGAAATGTTAAAATAATTTTTCTTGCATTATCCAAAATGTTAAAGTATATTTCACTTAACAACGCCCAAAAGGGCAAAGGCTGGACAATATGAATATCTACGAAAAACTTAACGCGGCCCGTTTGCAGATTGCAGAAAAGGGCCTTTCCAAGACAGGCAACAACACTTTCGCGGGGTTCAAGTATTTTGAGCTTTCCGAAATCTTGCCCGTTGTCAACAAGGTCAACAACGAATTGAATCTGTTTAGCGCGTTTTCTTTCTTGCGCGATACGGCAACGCTGGAGATCGTGAACGCGGAGAAGCCTGAAGAAAAGGTTACGTTCTCGTTTGCTTACTCCCCCGATGGCGCGAAGCTTAAGGCTTGCCACCAGATACAGAACGAAGGCGCCGTACAGACCTACATAAAGCGCTATCTTTACCAGAACGCCTACGAAATCGCCGAAGCAGACCAGCTTGACGCGTCCGTTGGACGCGATGAACCGAAGCCGACCAGCAAGCCCACAAAGCCCGCGAAGGCTAGCGAAGCGCCGAAGGTTTCCAAGAAATCGTTTGCGGAAACTATCGCCGAAGTTGCGAAAGACCACCAAGAAGAACTTTACGAAGCCTTGGGCAAGAACGGCTACGAAAGCGTTGACGAAATTATTGAAAGACAGGCGCAAGTTGCCTTCTATTCCGACCTTATGAACATTATTCACAGCAAGTAAACAAACATAACTACAAAGGGGGCCAAATATGGCTAAAGAAGTTGCAATTTTTGACGAGAACGATTTTAAGCAGATAGTTTTCACACCAGCCGCGCAAGATGCGTACAATTTCGCATTGCAGAACGCGGGCTTGGAAATGGAAGCTGGTAGCGGCGAAGAAGCCGACTTTATCCAGCACCGAAACAACAAAAGCGGCTGGCGCGATCTTTGGGAGCTTAAAACGCTTCTTGAAAAGGGCGCCGCTTCCATCAAGGAAGTTGTAAAACACACTTTCAATATTGGCGGCTGGGAAAGCTTGCCCGAAGCGAAAGAAAACAACGGCGTAAAGATTAGCTGGAGCAAGCAAAGCTATACTTACGAATACCAAGTTGACGGGTGCGGCGCTTCCATTATGGCGGCTTTACAGGAAAAGGGCCTTTGTAGCGTTGAACAGGTTTTAAGCCTTGTTCCCGTCAACATCTTCGCGAAGGCGGCTGGCGTGAGCCAAGAAAAGATGTTTGAAATGTTCCCAGAATTCATTTGCGCGAAGGCAA